GGTTTTACGGCAGATGACGTAGATGATTTGTTAGCAGAAGTAGGCGACGTAAGTGTTACAGAGTTTGAGGAATTTAAGGGTGGCTACGCTTTAACTGATGAGGAAATTGCAGAAGCGCAAGAAAAAAAACTACAACCACGACAAGATAATAAAGTTGCAGAGCCATTAAATGATGTTTTGTTGTATTTAAAAGATGATGATTATAAAGAATTTAAAGAAAAAATAAATGCAATTAGTGAAGCTATAGGCATGAACATTACAGAAGCAGTAGTAGAAGCTGTTAAGTATATGTATAAGGGTGTTATAGAAAATAAGAGCGGTGATAATTGGCTACCTAAGTGGGCTAGAAAACAAGATTAATGGACACGGTTTATATAATTGGTAGTCCAGCGAGTGGAAAGACTACTGCGCAAAAGTGGATAATAAATAATTGGCGACACGTAGAAAATAGAAAAAAACCAATAGCGCATAGAATTTATAGAGATATAAAGCAAGAGGGTTACCAAATAGTTTTAGGTAAAGATAGTCCGGTTTTTGGAGGCACAGATACATTAGCTTTTAATGCACTTGCACACATGCCAGATATATATAAAAAATGGGCAGATAAAGGGCAATTCAGTTTAGTTTTTGCAGAGGGCGATAGGTTTGCTAATAAAAAGTTTTTTAATATAGCTAAACAACATGGCAACTTGTACGTAATTAATTTAGTTATAGATGAAAAACATAGAGCAAACAGGTCTAAGTACCGCGCTATAAAAAATGATTTAACAGAACAGAACTTAGCATGGGCTAAAGGGCGAGTAACAAAAAATAAGAATTTAGCAAAAGCAGTACAAGCTATAAATATAGATTGTGGTTATTACGAGGATAACTTTTATATGGGTAAAACTGTACAAGACGTTGCTGATGAAATTAAAAAAGTAATTTATGATAGGATAGATAAATGACACAACTAATAGAAATAATAAAATCAATAGATATAAGTAAATACGAACAACATGAATATAGAAATATTGTAGACGCGATAGTAAAAGAGTGGAAGTTACAACACGTAGATAAAATACTTGACAAAGCAGGTTGGTTAGACATTGGTGGTAGCGAGTAATGTGTAGGTCTTGTAATATAGATACAGTATTGGACGGCGATACAGGACTTTGTTACGATTGTAATAGGGGTGATATATGATAGACATAAGATTAAGAAGTAAGATTAGTGAAGCTGAACTAGAACAAAAGTTAGGCAAGATACTTACTGATGACGATTACAACATACTAATAAAAAAAGATACAACTATACGTGGTCTTAATGGCGAGTTAGTTGCTGTGTTCCAAAAAGGAATTATACCTGATGATGTTGTAGAACAAACATACCCTACGTTACATGATTTAAAAAAGCACCAAACTAATAATCGTGGTATGGCAAGTGGTATGCCTAGAATAAAACGGCGCATAGGTAACCGTACAGACACAGTTAAAAGTATTGCAAGTACAGTTGTAGGAAGCATGGACGCAGTTGGTCCATTCCAATATTGTAGACTTACTGCATATAGCGGTAAGGAAACAGACAAGTATAAAAACTTATTTCCATTGTTTGAATTTATAGGGCAACAAATGGCTAAAGTAGCACCGGAAAGATACAAAGCACAAATGGAACGTGTAAACAATACACACGCTGATTGGGTAATACCTAACACACCATTTACAACAATTACTGTTAATAACAGTTACCCTACAGGCGTTCATACAGACAAGGGCGATTTAGATGAGGGCATTAGTACATTAGCTGTAATTAAAAAAGGAAAGATAAGTGGTGGATATTTAGTACTACCAGAATATAGAGTAGCTTTTGCAATGGAACATGGGGATTTGCTTATATTTAATGCGCATGAATGGCACGGTAATACAAAGCTAGAAAAAGAAACAGACGACGGGGAACGTATTAGTGTCGTTTGTTATTACAGAACTGATATGGAAAATTGTGACAGCATGGAAGCTGAAAATAAAAAGAAAATAGATTACGGACAAAGACGATTAGTAAAGTAGATTGGCAACCTAATGAAACTTACGCTGAGTACAAGGCGCGTAAGTACGCAGGCATGCAAGGTATGGGGCAACCTAATTCACAAAAACGTATGGCAGGTAAATGCCCTAATACAAATAAGATTAAAACTGCGTGTGATTGTAGGACGTGCATAAACAGGCGCAACAGAAGTAAAGGTAGGCGCAAACAAAACATAGCACGTAAAAAGCTAGGGATAAAAGATAACAGGTTTCACGGTGCAGACGCACATGAGGAAAATTGGAATACCGGTTTAAGAGTTGAAGTTAAAGCAGGCAAACAGGTACAACCTGTATTTACTTTATACAACAAGTGCAAACTACAAAGTGATGTAAGCCATAACGCAATAGGTGGTACTAATAAACCGTTTATACAAGTTAGCATGCCGGACAACAGTACTAAAGGTATTGTGATGTTTGAACTAGATAATATAGAAAATGTTTGTGTAGAAGTTTTAAAAAACTTTGGTTATAAGTTTGGCGATTAGTGGTGTTCACTAAGCTACGCGTTGAAAATCATACGCTGAAAGGTTAGCTGTCCGTAACTCTCTTACGGCTCTATTCCACACACGCCAATTATTATATTTTTATTTCTTTTGCTTCTTTAGACTTTTTGCTAACTTCTTTATTACAATATCTGCAATAGAATATAACATCTAAATCTAAATAAGCATGCCCGCTAATTTCACAATTATAAGGCTCTTTAGTCTTTTTACTTTCAAGCATTAAACCTAAAGACGTCCAATGCTTAATTATTGCATAAGGTGTACAAGCTATACTAGACCAATCAGTACGATATGCAACTACACGGTTAATAATGTCATCATAGGTAGCACCTGCTAGCGCTAGCTCTTTGGCGCATTTATTAAACCCGCTAATTTCACTTTTTGTACTTGGCTTATAGAAAGCTTCTACAAGCGCAGAATATTGTTCTGCATATTTACTATGGTTATATGACTTTGGTTTGTAGTCCATACTTGAACTACCCGCCTGTTCACTTGTGAACGAGGGTACGTCATATATGAATTTAGGCACATTAATTACAGTATAAAGGTTGCTAGTTTGCTCGCCTGTTGCGTTGTTGTAACGTGGCTCAATAGTAACTGCACTTATTGTTTGCAGTTCCTCCATAGCTCTTTTAACTGTACTAATGCTAACTCCCATACGCTTTGCAATAGTTTTATGACTAGGATAACAAGTGCCGTCGGTCTTGTCTGCATACCGTTTTAGTACTGCATACAACCTAACAGCTTGTGCCGTTATGGGCGCGTCTAAAACCCACTCCGGCACAATAGCAAAATAAATATCGCTTTCTATGCTGTTACCCTTAGACATTAGAACGGTGCTACATCAGGCGCAGTATGTTGCTTTGCCTGTGGTACGTTACCGTCTATTGTTTCTTTTAACTTTGTGATTAAATCACTAGCAACACCCATGTTCATATTAGGTGTAACTAATTGATTATACCCGTCTTGCTGTGCTAGTGGTAGTTCTTTTATCAGACTAATGATAAAGTTTTTTTGTTTATCACTTGCAGGCGCTTTAGGGTTAGCAGGCTTTGCGTCCTTGTTAGCTGTTTTAGCCGGCTTGTAGTTGTCAGCAGGCTTGTATACAGGCTTTGCAGGTGCGCTAGGCGTTACTGCTGTGCTTGTGCCGTTACCATAAACGTTTATCATGGCGTCAGCAAATTGCAAAGTTACATTATTGATTTCCTCTACAGTAATTTTATTTGCTACTGCTAAATCAATAGCGCCTTTAAATGCGCATTGTGCAACTATTAGATTATCTCTACTCATGTGTTTTACCTCCTAAAGTAGTTTTAATTGTGGCTTTGTTGCCACCTTATCTTTCGGCGTGCTTACTAAGTAGTAAACATATTCACCGTCTTTACGTTCTAAGGTTTGTATATCCCAACCGTCGTCGTGTCGCAAGTTGTAGATAACTGCACCAAACCTTGTACAGCGTAAATCGTAAACAAACTCGCCATTACTAATTGGCTCGCTTGCTCTATATCTTTCCAATACGTAGGCTATTAATTGGCTTTTGCTTTTTACATAAGGCGGTATAATACTTCCACGAAAGTACCTTACTATGTCTTTTGATTTAGACATTTTGCGCCTCTTTGTATAAACGTACAATTTCTGCTTCTAGTGGTTTAACTTCTACTTTTTTAAAGTTATACCAATTAGGAAACTGTAATTGTGTTGTGTCAATTAGTGCTTGTATTGCTTTTAAAGTGAAACTCAAATTACCATGCGTAATAATTGCGTTATATAAAAACACATTATTATTCATAGCCAATAAAGTTTCAATAGTATGCCTGTTGTAAGTGTTATCATTGTTAAGTAATGAACACTTGTTACATACAGGGTACATATTTAAACCGCCGTTAACAGCATTAGGTCGCAAACACCATTTAAGGTCTTTAACTTTGTGCTGTTCTAAGCAGTTGTAGCAAACTAACTTATTCAAAAGTTACCTCTCTTTCCAAGGAACAGTAAGAACATACCTCATCTGTGTACGGATAAGGAAATGGGTTAATCCAATTATGTTCTTTACATACTTTTTGCTTTGCTAATTGCTGTTCACGTATTGGTACAAAAACCATTAGTACCACGCGCCCATAACAAAGTCTTTGCCATACTTTTGTTTCTGTACAAGGCAATAGACAAACAATGAATGTAAATGTCTAAGTTCCTCTACAGGTATTACGTGACCGTAATTATTTGTATAGCTTGCGCCTATACTGTCATTAACTTTTTCCCAAGCAACTCTAATGTCTATATCAGCTTCCATGTTGGAAACAATATCTGCATAGTCCTGCGTTGTAAAGTCATCAGATTTGTACAAGCTTTTGCCTGCTACTTGTTCTATGTAGCTGTCGTAAACTTTGCCTCTAAATGAATTTTCAAAACCCATTTCAGCAGTTACAAATCCTACTGTTAACTGTTGCAATATTTCAGTAAGCTCTTTACTTTGTATTGCTGTATAGCCACCTTTTTTATTTGCTATTGCTAGCATGTTGTCTAATCCCATTGGCGTACCTCCTTAGTACTGTGTTCCATTAACCATTGGTCTTGTGCAACATAGCTTTTAAAATTGTTATATTCCCAAATAGGATTACCACTAACTACGTAATCCTCTTTAGGCAATTTATTTCTATGTCGCCAAGTGCGCAGAGTTACCGGTGTTATACCTAGCAAC